ACTGGGCTGAGTGTATGACAACTGACATACCATAACCGTAGTATAAGGAGCAGTGCAATGGCAAGTTTCAAATCGATTCTCGATGATGTTGGACATGGTTTTAAGGTGTTCTTTGGAGTTGCAACCAAGGCGGCAGAGGTGGCTGAACCAGGAATAGCAATTGCTTTCCCAGGTATTTCTGGTCTTTATGATGCCACAGTGAATGAAGTTGTCAATGCAGAAAACGCTGCGCTTGCTGCCGGCGCACAGTCTGGCACTGGCGCACAGAAACTTTCTATGGTTGTAGCGGCTATTCTGCCTACTTTCCAGACCTATGCGGCTCAGAATAACATGCCGACACCCACAATCGCGACTGTCACTGCTTGGGTCAACGCGGCTGTAGCTTCGTTGAATGCTATTCCAGCGCCGATTACAGCTACCCCGACAACCTCCGCCGCTACAGCAGCCTCTACCAGTAACATTCTTTAAGGAGATCAAAGAATGGCTTTACAGAATCAGACCTTCACCGCCTTTACTCCAGCAATGTACGGAACTTTTATCGATAAGATTAAGTTGACTACTGGAGTAGTAATCGATGGAAACTCAGGAACAGTAGAGCATGGTTCCTTCACATTTACTTACTTGTACGATGCTGCATCTGAGACTCTTCAGATTCAATGTTTGAAAAAGCCTCTGTTCATTCCCGCATCGACTATCACAAACGGCATCGCCGAAGAAGTAGAAGAACTTCGGATGGTTCCAGTTTCTACTGTAGCCTAGAAGGTTTCATTGAGCCAACGTGAACTAGACCAAGCGGTGCGAGATGTACTCCGGTCTCTTGAAGTAGGAGAGACCGGAGATACTTTCGTGCCGCGGTCTACTGTATTAGGTTATAATCTTATTCCTACCGATGTGGCAAAAGATTCTGTAGCTAAGAAACAAATCTATAGAGCAAATTCTTTAATGGACTTATACTATTTTTCTACCATAGTAATGGGCAAGAACAGATTTTCCAAGAATCCTGATAAAGCTGCAAACTTACACTATCAAATGTGCTTGACCGTTATGAAGGACGGCCTTAAAGAAGGAATTGAGATTCCACGTGACCATTTCAAGGCTTTGAGTATAGAGACTAGGATTCCTACTCCAACAGGTTTTAAGAGGATGTACGAAATCCATGTTGGAGATTATGTATTTGGTGAGAGTGGCGAGCCAGTCGAAGTTACTGGTGAGAGTGAGATCGAAGATAGTGCTGATAGTTATGGGATAACCTTCTCCACTGGAGATCAGCTTATTTGTGATGCTGGTCATCTCTGGACAGTGGATGATACTGTCAGACTGGCGAATGAGACGTACTATCATGGAGATTCTGTTCTCACGACTGAAGAGATGTATGGTACTTATATCAAAGCCGAGCGTATTGACGCACTTACAGGAGTTACTCACTATGAACATAGGTATAGGATTGCAGTAGCTAAACCTGTTCAATATAGTGAGAAACTTTTAGTTATTCATCCATACGCTTTAGGATGCTGGCTTGGAGATGGAACTTCTGCGAACGCCTCTTTTACTTGTGCTGATCCTGATATAATCTCAGTGCTTCGAGAGGTTGGGATTAAGGTCACAATTCAAGCAGCTAAGTATAGGTATGGTTTTGTCGGTAACTTCTGCACTGAGCTTAATAAACTTGGTGTAACGAATGACAAGCACATTCCTTCTATTTATCTCCAAGGGGCAGAAGAACAGCGTTGGGATCTTCTTTGTGGTTTGATGGATACAGATGGTTCTGTATCAAAAGAAGGTCAGTGCTCTTTTACAAATACTAATTTGGAATTGATGGAAAACATCCGCACTCTAATCGCTTCTCTTGGAATGAAACCAAGTGTTATCAGTCAGTATCAATCTTATATTGGCAAGAAAGAAGATGGCAACATAAAGAAACTTGCGTATGTTTTGACATTCTATCCAAATTCGAGAGTTCCTTTTTACTTGCCTCGAAAGCAAGACAGATGCAGGAATAGAAAACGAGATGACTTTAGATTTATTACTAACATTCAGAAGTTATCTCCTGTAGCAGTTAAAGTAAAGTGTATTTCCGTAGCTTCAAAAACGCAGTTGTATCTAGCAGGAGAAGCATATGTTCCAACTCACAATTCCACAGTGTACTCTGAGTGCTTTCCGATCTGGCGAGCATTATCTTTTGGCAAACGGGAAGAAGATTTCTTTAGTTCAGTTGGATACTCTGATCTCTATATTGAGTGGATGCGTCGAACACACTCCCAAGATATACGCATCCTTCTTGTATCAGAGACAATCAAGAACGCTATTAAACTTGGCATTAGAATCTCGAACCATTATGAGAATAATGGGTTCTTCAGGCACTTATTTCCAGAGATAATGCCAACTGAGAAAGAGACGTGGACGAATGAATCCCTACATCAAAGACGCACACCGACAGGCCGTGGACAGGGCGAAGGCACGTTTGATTTTATTGGAGTTGGAGCAGCCTTACAATCACGGCATTATAATGTTGTTGTACAAGATGATCTTGTGGGCAGAGAAGCTCGGAAATCGTCTATCGTCATGGCTGATACTATTGATTATCACCAGATTCTGGTCGGCGCTACAGACAGCGACCCCAATAATCCAGGTAGAGACTTTGATGAAATCGTAGTAGGTAACAGGTGGTCACACGATGATCTTAACTCACACATACGTCAGGAAGAGCCTTATTTTAACTGGACTACTCATTCAGCTCTCGGTGGCTGTTGTTCTCTGCATCCTTTCGGCGAGCCAATCTTTCCAGAGGCTTTTACACGTGAGAAACTTCTCCGTTGGAAGCGGCGTCTTGGCAGCTATCATTTTAGTTGTCAATTCCTTAATTATCCTATTGATCCTAGCAAAGCCAAATTCAACATGGCAGACTTTCGTTACTTCAATTTTGAGCGGGTTACGGGAGCGTTAGCTATTCCAAAGGAGTCTCAGAGCATCAATAGGCTTTTTGAGATTTCTATGCCGCAGCAATATAGAATCACAATTCGTCATCACGTTGCTGCTGGAGATGTAGAAAAAGATGTGTTCCCACGTAATCTTGATCGGTATATGATTGTTGACCCTAATCATGGTGGCTCACACATGGGTCAAGAAGTCGGGAAAGATGGTCGATGCCGTCATGCTATAGTAGTTACTGGAGTCACAAAGGAACCACGTAGAGTGTATTTGTTAGACCAGTGGGCTAAGGCAGTTCCTATTGATCAGTTTGTAGAGCGGCTCTTCTTCTACGCTGTCAAGTGGAAACTCCGCGTCGTCTATGTAGAAGCTGTTGCGGCGCAGAAATACCTGCTTTATCATCTGAACTACTTCGTAGAAGAACACAAACACTCTCGTCCTGAACTTGCTGGAATTCAATTTCTGCCTCTTAAAACTCCACAAAACGTTAATGCCAAAGCAGAACGTATTGAGAATTTCATTCCCATAGTAGAACGTCATGAGTTATGGCTAGATTCTAATAACTGTACTGAAATCAAAGAAGAAGCAGAGCAATATGGCCAACGAAAAGGGCTGATTGATCTTCTTGATGTGCTGAGCTACGGGCCTCAGATTTGGAAGTTTGACACAGTGTCTAAAGAGAAGATTGATGGATTTATGTCGAAGCAGATGGCACAATACCGGCGCCGGGTAGCTTCAGCAGCCGCTTAGGGAGAGTGTATGGATTGGGCAGCTTGGGGACCAACGATTGTCAGTATAATCACTTGCTTTTTCTTTGCTGGCGTGCTGTATTCAAATCAAAATAACCATGATAAGCATTTAACAGAGCATGATCTTCAACTTGATGAGCACACAAGGGATTTAACAGACCATGCTGTAAAACTGGGAAAACTTGAAGCCTGGAAAGAGGGTTACGCAGCAGCAAAATCTGCATACGATCATGGTAAGATAAAAGCTCATGTGGGGGTATAAAATGTTACAAAGATGGATCGCAGCACTCAATACGATAAGTTCTCCTATCCTAGCTGTGCTTGTCATGGTAATCGGTTGCACTTTTGCTGTAGTATGCAAGCAGTTTGGAATCGACGGAAATCTTGCAGCCGGTATTATCGGGGCAGGAATTGGTCTATTAACTGGTCAGGTTATCTCCTCAAGTCGTTCACAACAAGGTGGAGATAAAGAAGCTACGATGCAGCAGAACACGGGAACTCCTGCTGGATTAGCAGCTACAGTACCACAAGGACGCTAAAATGCCATATCAACCACCTACTGAAGTAACGCCGAGGCTCATAGGACCGGATAATTATAAGGATATTTGTGACTTTATCAAGGACAAAGTTGCACACTTAGATCGGCGTCTTCAGACATTTCGCACTGAAAAACTTCCTGAGTATGTCCGTCTCTACAAGGCCCGTCCGAAGAATAAGGAAGCTGATTGGCCGTGGCCCGGCGCGGCCAATCTGGTTATACCGATTATTGGTACGTCGTGCGATGAATTGCTGGCACGTGTGGTAGCTGGAAAGTGGATGTATGATCCTCTGTGGGCGGCCACAATGAGTGGAGATTTGCCTACTAAAGATGGAGAAGAGCTAAAGCAAGTAATTCAAGATTTCCTCATGGACATGGCTTATGATCCAGAAGAACTTGATCTCTATAGAGTAGAACAGTCGGCTGACCATAGTGCGATTAAGTATGGCACAGGAGTTATTTATACTCCTTATGAATTTGAGGAGCAGGTCGAGCGACAGTATATTGGCGGTGGAGAAACAGAAAGTTCGCCTGTAGAGTCGAAAGAAAATGTATTCACTAAGCGCGATGGTCCTCATCCTGAGTTGCTGCCACTTAATCGTTTTATCTTTGATCCTTCAGTGCCGAAGTTAGAAAATATGAAGCTTTTTGGTCATATTGATGCTTTGGATATGTGGGCACTGCAAGACCTAAAGTCTAAGAGTCCTTATTACAAACAAGAAGATATAGACTATCTCTTAAATCAACCTGATGCAGTCCAAGAAACGGAGATGGAGCGTGAGATCAACGAACAGTTTTCTATCGACGGAAGCGGTGTGGATTCTGGCGCTGCTCGCTGGTATATTTATAATCTGCATTTTACGTTCTTGCTCAGTGGAAAAACCTACGCATTTCAGGCCAAGTATCACAAGCGTTCAGAGCGTATTCTTTGGATAGCGTTTAATAACTATCCAAAGAATATGTTACCATACCAGGATATGAAACTGGCTTATGATGATGAGTCGTATCTTGGCACAGGGTTCGCTGAGATGATTCATATGGTACAAAAGGAAGTCTCGAATAATAACAACTGGCGTACAAACAATAGAAACTATGCTATGTTGGGATTGTGGAGGATCGATCCTGAGTGCAAACTGGGTAGTATTTTGGATATATTTCCTGGAGCTGGAATACCCGCTAGAAAAGATGAGATTGAGTGGTTAAAGCCTGGGACAGATTTGGGATATAGCGAT